TTAAAATTAAGTCTGATAAAGATGTAAAATCAGCAGAGTCTTCTAAAAGAAAACTTGCTTCTTATACTCCAAATCCAGAACGTTTACCAAATCTTATTAAAATTGATAGTGCAAAAGGTAACAGTGTAAAGAAAACTGCTTACCGACCAAATAGACGTACATCTAATTAGTTTTTATTAACGATAAGGACCCCACATTGTTATCAGTCAAAGAAGTTGACGCGAAACTATCGCGGTTGCGTACGCGCTCATCAGCGCGAGACCAACGTATGCGCGATGTGTTGTCGGTACGTCAGGGAGATATCTCAAAGGTATTTCCTTCTATGTTCTCAGAGGACTATCCAAAGCCTCTAGTCGCCAACTTCATTGATGTTGCTGCCCGTGATCTAGCAGAGGCAATGGCACCACTGCCATCCTTTAACTGTTCAGCAACTAATATGGTTTCCGATGCACAGCGTAAAGCTGCTGATACCCGTACTCGTATTGCTAACTACTACGTCGGCTCCTCTGACCTACAACTTCAGATGTACACAGGCGCAGACTGGTACAACACATACGGACTTCTACCAGCAATTATTGAGATGGATTACGAGACAAACAATCCTCGTATCCGTCTGCTTAATCCTTTTGGTGTATATCCAGAAGTAGACCGCTTTGGTCGTTGTACATCTATGACTCAGGTTGTAGTAACAGATGCTGAGACACTGGCATCACAATACCCAGAGTTCTATGACCAGATTATTAGTCGCAAGGGATACCAGACTTCATCTCCATATATCTCAATGGTTCGCTACCACGACAAAGACCAAGATCTTATTTATCTACCAGAGCGTGAGAACCTCGTTATCTCTCGTGTCAAGAACCAGATTGGTAAGTGTCTAGCACGTGTAGTTACTCGTTCATCTCTTGACGGAGAAGCACGTGGTCAGTTCGATGATGTACTAGCAGTACAACTTGCTCGTGCTCGCTTTGCAGTATTGCAGATTCAAGCCGCTGAGAAGTCTATCCAAGCACCTATTGCTATTCCACAAGATGTGCAAGAACTTGCTTTGGGACCAGATGCGATTATGCGTTCATCTCAGCCACAGAACATTCGTCGTGTTCCACTAGAACTACCACCTGGAGTCTTTACTGAGTCAGGTGTTCTAGAGCGTGAACTGCGCTTAGGTGCTCGTTATCCTGAATCTCGTTCAGGAGATATCAGCGCATCTGTTGTTACAGGTCGTGGAGTCCAAGCACTACAGGCTGGTTTCGATACACAGATTAAATCAGCTCAAGCACAATTTGCACGTCTGTTCCAAGAACTCGTATCTATGTGTTTTGAAATTGACGAGGTTGTCTTTGGCAATATGACTAAGACAATCAAGGGAACAGATGACGGTACTCCATACAATATGAAGTACGTACCATCTCGTGACATCAAGGGTGAGTACGGAGTAGACGTCCGTTACGGAATTATGTCCGGTATGGATCCTAACCGTGCAATCATCGCATTGCTACAGATGCGTTCAGATAAACTTGTATCACGCGACTATGTACGCCGTGAGATTCCAATGGACCTCAATGTAACTCAAGAGGAGCAACGTGTTGATATTGAAGAGATGCGTGATTCTTTGCGTGTGGCCGTTGCTCAGTATGCTCAAGCTATTCCTGCTATGGCGGCGCAGGGGCAAAACCCTGAAGAGATTGTCAAGCGTATCGCTGGTGTTATCCAAGGTCGCCAAAAGGGACTCTCACTAGAGTCAACTGTAGAAAAAGTATTTATGCCCCAAGAAGTTCCACCAGCAGCGCCACCTATGGCGCCAGGTATGGAACAACAGATTCCAGCAGCAGGTGCGGCCACCGCTCCTGCCTCGCAGCAACCTCCACAAGAACAAGCTGGTCAGGCCCCTGCTGCTGGTCAACGTCCCGATATAGCGCAACTACTAGCCTCTATTGGTGGGGCAGCATAAGTGAAGGAGGTGCAAATATGAAAAAAGGTACATTTGAAAAAGCTGTACAAGTAAAGCCAGTAGAAGGCAAGAAAGACACAGCAAAGCCAGCAGGCGGAAAAGTATTCTTCGGAATGAACGTTCCTGGACGCAAAGGCAAGAAGGCTTAAGTTATTTACCTGAAAGGTGTACTGGACGATGAGTAAGCAAGAAAAACTTCCGCGTCCAGTACGCCCGACAGATTTTCTAGTAATCTTTACAGGGTTTATTTATAACCTAACACAGACAGTAGAAGCATTTGCTTCTGAGTTATACGAACTATCTATATATCACGCTAATCAAAAGTCAGCCACAATCAAAGTGTGGGAAGAATTTTCACAAGATTTAGAAACAATACAGGAGGAAACAGATGGCTAGAGGTCCACTCGCCGGTGCTGCAGGTCCTGGTAAGTTCTCAAAGAGAACAGATTTACCTTCACAATATTACGGTGAAGGTGTAGAAACAGCATCAGTTAAATCAGGTGCTCCACTCGCTGCAACACGTGGCGTAGCAGACAATGTTGGTGGTCGTCCTGCCAATGCACCAGTTCCATCTGCACCAGTCACAGAACTCTTTGCACCTACTACACGTCCTGACGAACCAGTAACAGCTGGTATTGATATGGGTGCAGGTCCAGGATCTGAAGCTCTAGGTTTGAAAGCAATGCAAGGAAGTCAGAAACTATCTGACATCTTGGCTAAAATGCTACCTTATGACACAACAGGCGAAGTTAATGTAATGTATCAAAACGCCTTAGTGCGAGGTCTATAGTGGCTGGTGATGGTCTAAAGGCTGCTGCTTCTCAAGCTGGTCTTACACCAGCAGAGCAAAAAGAAATTGATGCGCTCAATAAGTTGATGGGTATGCAGAAGGAACTCACTTCTCTTCCTGCTGCTCAAAGCCAACAGAAATTTAACAAACTTCCTAACGGTCAAAAGGAAGCACTTGTAAAAGTATTTGGCGATGTTGATGACAAACCTGAAGAAGAAAAGAATTGGTTTGAGTCAGTAAAGAAATACTACAATCCAGTTCTAGGTTTTACTCCAGCCATTGCTAAAGGACTTTTTAAAGGTCTTGATGAAGTCTCTGACTTTATGACTCGTGCATATCGCACAGTTAGTTTAGGTTTTCAAGAAGTATTACCAGGTAAAGAACAAGGCAAGCGTGGTATTAAAACCATAGGTGAAGCCTTTGACCTAGCTGGTGCTGATGGTCGTGAACTATTTAATGTTTCTCGTATAGAAAAAGCCAAGAAGAAATACGGCGAAAACTATATGAGCGTTGCTATGAAGGTTGCACAAGGTCAAAGCCTTGCTCAGATTACCGTTGAGGGAACTGATGAAGAAAAGGCTATTGCTGCAAATGCTTCACAGGAAAAAGATTCTCTTTATGAAGAGGCACTAGATGCTGCTAAGGCAGCACAGTACTCTCCAGGAAGAGCAGTAGCAAACATACTTCCAGAATCTATGGAAGGTTCAGGCTTCCTCTACACAGGTATCTCTGGAACAGTAGATGCAGGATATAGAATCTTTGCAGACCCAACACTATTGCTTGGTAAAGCCAAGAAAGTATATGATGTAGCAAACTACTCACTTGTTAAAATTATTGGTGATCCTAAGAAATTAGACCAAGCCTTTAATAAGAAGCCAGTCGTTGATTTCTTTAATCAGTATGGTTCTGAACTGCAAGCACTTAGCGATGCTCGTAAAGCAAAAGATATTACAAAGGCTACAGAGATACAGACACGTATCAAACGTCTTGTACCAGAGTTTGGTCCTGTAGTATCAGATGAGTTTATTAAGGCTGGCGTCAAAGACGCTGCTACTGCAAAGAACTATTTCCAAAACATTGTAGATGTTAACAACATCCTTAAAGGTCAACCTGCTCGTATTACTCCGTTGATTCCTCGTCTTGATGCTGCTCGTCAGGCTCGTATTGGTTTTCTTACAACAGCTAATAAAGTATTTAACATTGACAAGGTTGGCCGTAAGTTAGTTACTGCTCTTTACGGAGCAGCACCTTCTTATGATGAAATCGCTACCGGTATAATTGAAAGACCAGAGATTATTGCAGCCGCTGAAAAGCAGGTTGGTAAACTCAAGGGTCCAGATGGTGCAAAGCGCTTTACTATTGACCAGATTCAAGAACGCATTGATAAGTTCTCAGCTAAGTTTACAACCATTCCTTACTTCAAGGATGGATACTTTGATGTAATGGGTGCAAACGCATCTAAGCAAATATTCCAGTTATCACGATTGACTAACAGCCGTTACCACTCAAAGATACTTGCAGAAGCATTTGATGCTGGTAGCGAAGGTCAACGTAAGCAGATTTATAAAGGTTTAGTTTCCACAATCTATGAAGTACGTGGAGTAACAAAGAGTCCAGCAGGCCTTGATAACTTTAATCAGTTCCTAGGCAAAGGATTAAGCAAGCAATACGCACCAGATATCGTAGTTAATAAAGAAAACCTTGGAAACCCTGCAGAGTTCGCAGGACAACAGGTTGCTTTGTTTCCATATCAGCTATCTACTGGTATTGCTACACCTCAGATTCAAGACTTAGATCGTCTTGCTGCTCGTTCAGGCATTATTGATAGAATGTTTGGTCTATCTCATAAAGAGTGGGCTAGTAAATTAACATCAGGTTGGGTTATTGCAACTCTTGCTGGTCCACGCTTTGCTATTCGTAACGCTACTGAAGATATTTTAATGCACCTTGCTATTGGTCGCAGTCCTTGGGGCGTTGTTAAAGGCCGTATGTTCTCAACACGTGTTCGTGTTGGTATGGGTATTACTGGCGATAAGACTCTAAAAGAAAGAGCAAAAGATACTGCTCTGCTTAAAGTTAAAGCAGGTGAACTAGGAGCAGTTAATAAGTTCCTCAAGAAAAAAGAACTTAAAGAATTTAAGACAAAGATTGATAACGCTGATTCTGAAGAAGCAGTACGCAAGATTCTAGGCGAAGCAGTATTGCGTCGTTCAGTTCCTCAAATTTTAGACCCACGTGGTGCAGCAATTCTTGATGAAGTAGCTCGCTTTGGTAATCTTGATGACACACTTCGTGCAGTATCAGAAGGTGGCAAAAATGCCCTATCTGGTGCAGACCAATATTTGAGAGCAATAGATGATGTATCACGCTTTGGTCCTATGGCTCCTATCACTATTAACGGTGAAGAGTACGTACGTGTTACTGGAGAAAAAGCATTTACTCAGTTTAATCCAGTAGCAAGTATGCAATCACGTGTATCTTGGTTAGTTCAAATTGGTATTCATTCCAACGACGATCTTGGAAAAATAGCCGTTACTTATCTTGATGAGCCTAAGAAGGCTGTAGATGAGATGCGTAAGTATCTTGACAACCTTACAGATGAGCAAAGAAACCGCTTTGAGTTGTATCAGCTCAATGGCGATACCCAGATTCACGCAGAGAAAGCATATGCTGCTGTACGAAATACCTTCTCTAAGGCTGATGGAAAGATTAATGAAGACCTTCTTAGCAAGGTTCGTTTTAAGGATGCCAAGGGTAAAGTAACTGTTAAGTCAGATGAACTATCAATTGATGACTTGCCAGACAATACACGTCCAGATTTAGTACCAGAGTACATCTCAGGTCCTACATTGGTACCAGTTTCTGAGCAGAAGTTCCAAGTAAGCGGAATTATTGAACGCACCTGGGATGCAATGGGAGAAGCAAACGCTCGATTCTCTCGTGAAGGTATTGTTCTTAACGAAATTGTTACAGTTCGTAAGATGATGCAAGACTCAGGCTTTGATAAGGCTATTAGAGAGAGAATTACTGCAGGACTTACCGGTGATGCTCTTGCTGAAGCGGATGATTTTGCTAGTCGCCATATCATTTCAGTTGCTGAAGAGATGGCAAAGGAAAGAGTCCTAAATTTCGTAGATAATCCTGCAGTACGTAGTCAGTTAGCTATGTCTGTTCGTAACTTTGCACGCTTCTATCGTGCTACTGAAGATTTCTATCGCCGTGTTTACCGCACAGTTCGCTACAACCCAGAGTCACTAGTACGTGGTTCACTGGTTTATGAAGGTATTGCACACAATGGTTTCATCAAGAAGGATGATAACGGCGAAGCATACTTTATGTATCCAGGATTAACACCTGTATATCAGACAATTCTTACTGTTACACAGGCTTTTGGTGTAGAAGAAGCATTTAAGACACCAATGCCTATTGATTTTGGTGCAAAGATTAATATGCTTACACCATCATTGAACCCAGATGCAATGTTTCCTACATTCTCTGGACCATTATCATCAGTACCACTCAAGTTTCTCTTTGACTTAGTACCACAATTTGATGCACTAGACCGCATTGCATTTGGTACTTACGGCGAAGACCAGACAATGATGAATGCTTTGTTCCCAGGTCACATTAACCGTATTATTGCAACAATGGACCGCGATGAGCGTCGCTCTCAATTTGCTTCTGCTACACGTAAAGCTGCCACATACCTTGAAGCAGCTGGATATGGAGTAAAACCAAAGTTTAATGAGCAGACACAGACTTGGGACCGTCCATCAGATGGCGAACTAGCACAGTATCAAGATCGTATTCAAGCAACCGCATTCGCAGTTTTAGGTTTACGTTTCTTATTCTACTTCGTAGCACCAGCTTCACCACAACCTACACTCAAGTCTGATATGCAAGACTGGGCAAAGGCAAGTGGAAGCGTTAACTTTAAGCAAGTATGGAATGACATCCGTACACGCTATAATGGAGACATTGAGAAGGCAACTGCCGAATGGGTTAAGTATTACCCAGACCAGATGCCATTTACTGTCAATGAATCAGAGTCAACTGTAGTTGCTGTCGCAAGTGCTGTTGATGGAACTATAGATTGGCTCAAGAGTAATCAATCATTACTCAAGAAGTATCCAAATGGTGCTCCATTCTTGATGCCTAATACCGGTAAGTTTAATTTCAACGCATATAAGTTGCTATACAAGTCAGGCATTAAAGAGTCAAAAACAATTGATGACTTTATGCGTGAAGTTCAGGTAGCAAAGGATAGTGAATTCTACTATTCTCAAAAGGATGATTACGAGAATAGACTTCAATCAATCTACTCAGACTTTGGAAAGCGCGACCTACGCAAGAAGTGGGATGCTTGGTCAAAGCAATATATGAATATGCGTCCATTGCTTAAAGAACAAATGACTGAAGGCAGTAAAGTAAAAGCAAGACGTGAAAGAGCCTATGCAGACCTTTCATTAATGCTTAACGACCCAACTGTTACAGTTGAACCTAAGTCATTAAGTGCTCTACGCAATATGAAGTCTGTCTATGACCAGTATCTTCTACAAAGAGATTCTATTCAAGGCAACTCAGACTTTGAACTCTCAGCAAAAGAGAGACTAAAGTTCCAAGCAAAAGAACAATTAAAGAAGATAGCAGCAGGTAATGAAAGCGCTAATAGTGCTTATACTGTTCTATTTTCTAAGTTGATAGGGGAGTAAATTGACAACAGCACCTTGGGGAATCAAGACAATTCCTCAGTCAACGACCACAAGTGGTGGATTCAATCCAAACTCTACCTTTGCTGAGTCTACAACTGGAGATAATGCTTATGTTCCTATGCGTGTTCGTCTTGAAAAATTATCTAAGGACGAAAGAATTGCACAAGCAAAACGTCTGAATTCAATTGGCAAAAAGGTTCCATTAAGCGGAAGAATCACAGAAGACTTTATTAGAGCAGCACAGGAAGTTGAAGACACAGCACGCAATGCTGCAGCAGAAAGCGGTGTTGCATTCACACCAGAGTACTACTTAAACTGGTTTAAGAATGAAGCAGCTGGTGAGGCTGAGTCAAGCAATACCCAGAGCTACGATCCATATGCTCAAATGACAATCTTTGACCCAACCAAGGCAAAGTCTTTTGTTAATGAAGTTGTTAAAAGCGTACTTAAGCGTGATGCTACTCCTGAAGAAATAGTTGAATATACAACTAAACTGAAGAAAGCCCAAGAGAAGGCTAAGTCAGCAAGCGTCACAAAGTATAAGATGATTAACGGTATCAGAACAGCCGTTACTACAGGTGGTCTTGATGAGGAACAATTCCTTACCGATATCATTGTAAAGAAGCCAGAGTACAAGCAACTCAAAGAGAATAAAGTACTTGAAACTAAGGCTATCCTAGAGAAGACAGCTAAGGCTAACGGTCTTTCTTTGAACATATTTGGTGATGTTGATAACTGGGTTCAGCGAATCAACCAAGGTGAGAGCCTTGATACTTTCAAGCAACTTATCCGCAATGTAGCAAAGCGTGGTCTACCAGAAAACGTAGGCAAGTTAATTGATGAAGGTGTTGACCTTGAAACAGTATATGCTCCATACAGAAATACAATGGCTACTGTTTTAGAAGTTAACCCAAATACTATTTCTCTTGATGATCCTACACTTCGTGGTGCTATCGGTCCAGATAAAGAAATGTCAATCTATGAATTCCAACGTGCTCTTCGTAAAGACCCACGCTGGCAGTATACAAACAATGCACGAGAAGAAGTTTCCGACGTAGCACTAAAGGTCCTCAAGGACTTTGGATTCCAGGGGTAGACGATGGCTGTAGACGAAAGTACTAAAGCAGCGGGAAAGCGTGCTGCTGCGGTAGAGGGTAAAGCACAGGCTAAAACCCAAACCGAATATACAAAGTCACTTGCTGGTGCTAAAACAGATTTACCTTCTGCTATTGCTAACGCACAAAAACTTTATAAGGACGCTAAGAAAGCCGGTAATGCTGGTATTGCAGCGCAGGCTAAAGACTTTGTAACAACACTTAAAGGCTTAGAGCCAATGCTTGCAAAATTGGGTACTGAAGCATCTAATGTCTATAAGGGTGACCAATCAGCACTGCGTACAGACTCTGCTATGCGTTCAGGTAAAGTAACTGGTGTATCAACATCAGGTCAATACTATGTCAACGGTAGCGCAGTAAGCGCACAGGAATATGCTTCATCTGTCGGTGGAGATACTGAAACCGGTTCTGGTATTGGTGTAGGTGGAGGAACAACTGGAGATGGAGCTACTGCATCTCTTACCGCAGCGCAAAGAAATTTAGCACAAGAAGAACGTAAGTCTGCCTACGATCTTCTATTTGAACAATTTAACCAGTACGGTCTTGGTGGTCTTGTAGAAGGAATTAAAGGACTCGTACAAGAGAATGTATCTCCTTCAGAATTTACTATTCGCTTGCGTCAGACAGATGCGTATAAGAAGCGCTTTGCCGCTAATGCTCAACGGATTGCTCAAGGATTAGGTGCTATCTCAGAGGCTGAGTATATCGGTCTTGAAGATCAGTACCAAAACATTATGCGTCAGTACGGATTACCTGCTACCTATTACACTAAGGGTGAGATGGGTCGTCAAGAAGGATTTGAAAAGTTTATTGCTAACGACATATCTGCTGTTGAACTAGAAGATAGAATTGCAACAGCGCAGAACCGCGTTATTAACGCTAACCCAGAAGTATCTAGAGCACTCAAAGAGTTTTACCCAGACATTACTAATGGCGATATCTTGGCTTATACACTTGACCCAAAGAACGCTATTAAGAATATTCAACGCAAAGTAACAGCTGCTGAAATTGGCGGTGCTGCTATGGCACAAGGATTACAGACAGGTCTTAGCCGTGCTGAAGAACTAGCAGGATATGGTGTTACTAAAGACCAAGCGCAACAGGGATACCAGACTGTTGCTGAGGTTGCACCACGTGGTTCAATGCTTTCAGATATTTATAAGCAAGGTCCTTACGGACAAGTACAAGCAGAGCAAGAAGTATTTAATCTTGCAGGATCTGCAGAAGCCGCACGTCAACGCAAGAAACTTACATCACTTGAGACAGCAGCATTTAGCGGTCAATCTGGTGTTGGTGCCTTAGCACGAGAACGAGCCGGAAACCTATAAAGCCTGCCACTGGAACGACTGGCCCAGTGGAGTGATATCAATACCAGGAGTAGGAGCCATACCCTTTCCCCAGAGGAGTATGAGGCCTGCGTCAATCAAACAACTGATAGGGAGATGGACTATGTCCAATTACGAGTACGAGGATGACGACGATGACTTCACACAGGATTCATCGAGTAATGACCTTGTAAAACAACTACGCAAAGCAGCCAAGCAAAAGGACAAAGAACTACAAGAGCTTCGTGCTCAGTTCGAAGGACTTAACAAGGCGCAACGTGAAAGAGCAATCAAGGATGCCCTCGCAGCTCGCGGGGTAAATCAGAAGATCTCTTCATTTATCCCACAGGACATTGACCCAACTGAAGAGTCCGTGTCTAAATGGCTTGAAGCTAATGCCGATGTATTCGGTCTTAACATCGAGTCGCCCCAGGCAGTACCGAACACAGATCCAGCAGACATTGCTGCATACAAGAAACTAACGCAAACAGCCGAAGCAGGTTTTACACCTGAAGCCGGACAAGACATTATGCAACGGTTAATGAATGCAAATAGCAAAGAAGAGTTGGACGCTGTAATTCGGGAGTCTGGACTTTAATCCACCCTAACGAAAGGTAAAGCCAAATGGCAGTTCCAGGAGGTACCCCTACCGGTACATCTGCAATCAGCAACTTGGTGCAAACAGCGTACGATCAGTACGTAAGAATGGCGCTTCGCTCCATTCCAGTTATGCGCTCACTTGCTGATGTTAAGCCAGTACAACAGGCAATGCCAGGTTCGTCAGTTGTGTTCTCTATCTACTCAGATCTTGCACAAGCAACATCTACATTGACAGAAACAACAGACGTATCAAGCATTGCACTAGGTAACCCAAATCAGGTTACAGTTACACTTAACGAATACGGCTCAGCCGTAACAACAACAAAGAAGTTAAACCTAACTTCATTCAACGATGTAGATTCAGCTCTTGCTGACATCATCGCTTACAACGCAGCAGATTCAATTGATGCTGTAGTAGCAGCAGTTCTCACAGGTGGCTCAAACGTCATCTACGCAGGAACAGCTACAACTACAAACACAATCACATCTTCAATGACAATCTCAACATCTGATATCCGTCAGGCTGTTGTAGAACTTCGCACAAACAAGGCATTGCCTCGTATCGGCGAACTCTATGCTGCATACCTTCACCCACGCCAATCAGCCGATCTTCGTGCTGAATCAGGTACTGGTGGATTCCAAGAACTCACAAAGTATGTTGAGCGTACACCGTTCACAGCTGGTGCAGTTGGAGTTCTCGAAGGTGCATTCATTGTTGAAACACCTCGCGTACCATACGCAGCAAACTCAGGATCAGTCAACGTCTACAAGGCAGTTGTCGCTGGTCGTGAAGCACTTGCTGAAGCAATGGGACAAAACATCTCAACTGTTATCGGTCCAGAGATTGACGCACTCCGTCGTTTCCGCACCATCGGTTGGTACTATATGGGCGGCTTCAACCGTCTACGTGAAGCAGCACTCTATCGCATTGAGTCTGCAGCAACTAACGGATAATAATTCCGTCGGCAGGGGTGGGGTCGAACCCGCCCCTGCTACTTAGAAAGGTTGGATATGGCATACACATTAACTACGCCTTACCGCAATGAGACTTGGATTGCAGATGGCACATACGCCAGTCCATATGCTCGTCTAGCGGGACGTCGTTTGACAGGCGGAACAATTAATGGACCTATTCCAATTAGCATTACCGATATCCACAGAGGTATCAGTTTATTAATTAACGGCACAACTGTTACAGAGAATCAGACTCCAAGCCAAGATGATCTGGCTGCTGCTGATTACTACTTCCTTGGTGGTCACGAGTACACAATCGAAAATAGCGTAGCGGCAATACTTATAGCCGCAGGTTACGGTGCATACGTAACACCGGTGGTCTAATGGCTAAACATTGGGAACATCATCCGATAGAGGTAGAAGGTTGCTTTGGTTGCAAAGCACTAGGACTTCAGATGGATGCAGGAGCCGCTAAGTCAAGTGGCATACCAACGGCTAAAGAACACGACAAAGAACTTGGTGCCTACTATGACGCAACGCGTCAAGGTATTGAACCACGTTCAACCAAGATGCACGATATCAAGGCAGCAGTAGAAATTTCCAACGATGCTGGTAAAGCATTCGATGGAGTAAACCTAACGTTTAACTAAGGAGAATAAAATGCCAGCAAACGATCCAATGGGATACGGCAAGTATGAGGCTGAAGAAGATATGTACAAACCATATCCAGCAGATGCTAACGACCAACCATTTATGACATACGAGAAGCTACAGACTGGTGCCTACGGCAAGTCTGCACCAAAGCAGTCCTAATATGAAGAAGGCCAAAGCAGCTAAGAAGGTTGCAAAGGTTATGCGTGAGTTCAAGGGTGGAACCCTTCACTCAGGTAAGAAAGGCCCAGTAGTCAAGAGCAAAAAGCAAGCAATTGCTATTGCACTATCTGAAGCAAAAATGTCCAAGAAGAAGATGGGTAAGAAGAAGTAATGGCAAAGTCTCCAGCGTGGCAAAGAGCAGAAGGCAAGAATCCTAAAGGCGGTCTCAATGCTAAAGGTCGTGCCGCTGCTAAAGCGCAGGGGATGAACCTTAAGCCACCTGTTAAGAAGGCTGAGGCTGCTAAGTCGCCTAAGTCTGCAGCACGACGTAAATCATTTTGTGGTCGTATGTGCGGAATGAAGGCAAAGAATACTTCTAGCAAAACTGCTAAAGATCCAAACTCAAGAATTAACAAGTCGCTACGCGCTTGGGATTGTAGTTGCAAATGAAAAAGAAAGTAGCGTTTTGGGATAAGAAGAACCCAAAGCAAAAGTCAAAGACATTAACACCAGC